ATGCAATTTAAAAATCTAGGAAAATTTTGCAAACGCGTGCTTGGCCTGAAGCGGCTACACGCAAAGAAGCCCAGAGACGACAATCAATGGGTAGGAGACAGTTTCATAAACAAAACGATTAATTATACTCGGTAATTTTGAAATACTAACCTTAAACATAAAACAAAAAGGGGAAAATTCTGTGTTCTTAATCAGACAAAAGTATCGTCGAATTCGTCTTGGAAGTACCCATAAGTATACGCTGGTGGCAATATACCCAGGTCCAACAATCCATTGTCGACTACCAGTCGAAAGGCATTAAAGACGTCTTCTCCATAATGGAACAGAAATCTGAGTGCGTCCACGTAATTCAGAACGAGTTGTTCATAGGGATCCAATGTGGCTGTAACCCAATTGATGAGTTCTTGTATAGTTTTCATCTCAATGGGTGCCCGGATCCTAGTTGGAAATCGTTCATCTTTTACGAATCCACGTTTCAGAAACGTACATTCCGTTATTTTCTTGTGGGGGGGGGGATTTTTCAGAGTCTTATCAGAAGCAGTGTAGCGGATTCCATACCTAGCAAGCCAATCTGAATACGTATTTTGATTGAACCAGAGTAGGGTTCTCATCGCAACAGCATTCACATGGTCATCACCAAATGTGACCTCTTTCACTGTTTCTCTATAAGCAGCCATGGTTTGATCTGAACGCATAGCAACTCCTAACGCTCGTGCTTCGTATGTTATACACAGATAGCCAGTTCTTATTATTAGCGCATTCCCGAATGAATTCACAATAGCTGTAAAAGGAGCACCCGAAGGCATTCCATGATTTTTAAGTATTATGATAGTCGAGTATGCGGAATAAGTATGAACTACTTCATCCAATATTATCATGCGGGCTCGTGCCGCTTCCGGACCATCGTTATACCAGGCATTTGCAGCTCTACCAAAGTAGTAGAAAACCTGGGCAAACAAAAATCCATCCCAATTGCCATAATCGCCATCAAATCCTTCCTCTGAAATCTTCTCAAGCTCCATAAACAATAGCGACCACTCAGAACTATCAGCATTAATACCAACAGCGTGAAATGAGTGTATTCTATTCTTTATAATTGAAGCGAGAAAGTCCAGGAAATACATCCTACACACGATCGTAAAATCGACGGGTGCCATCATGAAAGTCCTCGTATTACCAGTACGAATCTTTTCTAGGCTCCGCCTCTCATCCTTTAGGCAATTTGTCCAAATCGAGGGATATCGCTCACCTCGCTTCAAATAATTCAGACGTTGTTGAACCTCATTCTCTAACATCCTACTCTTAATCGTTGCGTGGCCACCTTCTTCGATATTAAAAAGGTACGCTTTACCACTCTCATCGGCGGGACGAGAATATACATATGGTATTCCTGGAGAAGAATGCATATCTATACGCTCGTAGTGCTCAATAGGAAGACCATTCACTGCATCTTCCACCGAAAGAACACCAACTTTCGGTCTCATGGGGGCAAACATCAACATCTCTTGCTCAAGAGATAAATATGCTTCCTCCATTTGGCGAGGAGGTAGGGGTCGATGATATGACCCATACTTCTTGATCCCATTCACTAATGGATCAATTGGTTCTTCCATGCGCGGATCTCTTGCATGTAGAACGCTTGGTTCGGTCTGATGGGGAAACAGATCAAACAGCGGCGACTTACGAATTCTCGTACCTCTAGCCGCACCAACTCGTCGAATACGGTATTGTTCCAATACTTCAATATTGCCCAACCCATAATCACCTCGTTCTTCAACAGCAACCTCACGGATCTTAAGTTGTTCCATCTTTTCAGACGTTAAACTTGAGAGCCCTTCATCAATTATCTGTTCTGGGAACTTAGCAATTAGAGGAGCCAGCATCTCTTGCGATATTATCTGGAACAAACCCTCTGGTCGATCTTTGAAGGTAGCAGACACAATTCCTACTATCTTACGTGAACACTGCGGAACCATAGCTACACTAACGCCGCCACATTCACCTCGCTCAACATTGATTCGTGCCGTCCATATTTTACGCAGAATAATCTTAGAATTATCCAAATACGGAGTGCTCTTATTTACGTCGTGCGCCTTCAAATCAGCGTGATAGTAATAATTACGAAGATCCTTATCTATTTGAATAGTACTTGATGGAAAATTATTCAAATAAGCCAGATCTTTCTCCTTACATACTAAACTAGTACTATCACGTGCCGAT